TATGTCCTCATAAGGGGCTTGCTGATAAACATGGTCACTAACTGGCAACAAACTAATACCACTGACACTATCAAAGTTATCCCATATCCACTGTGCTATTTGCAGGAACTCACTATCTGTATAATAAACAGTGATACTTGGCTTATGTTCGCACCAGTAATCTTGGTACTTCTTCCAGACCTTTAGCTGTTCCATTGCACCGACCTGTTTTACTGTAGTACTATTGTCGGGTGACTTGATGGGGAAGCCAAAGACCAGAGAAGACTTACTCATTACGTCATCTTCTACAGGGAAACCTGCGGCTGTCATGTACTGAGCAAGCGGGTCTTTCTTGTCTGAACGCACTCTACGAATATAATGCTTAGAAAAACGGGGATGTATGCCACTAGCAGAATCAACAAGCTGAGACACAGTACCGCTTGGCTTAACACAAGTAATAGCCGCAGACTGAGCAATGCCGAGTTTGTCAGCCCACTCTTTATTAGTTTTGATTGCAACATCTTTCATCTCCGTCAACCACTTATCTAGGTCAGGCGAATCTTTACCCAACAAGTAATGGTCACATATCCCAGTTAAACTTACACCTAATAGTGCTTCTTCTTCTGTGTTTCTCTTCCATACATTGCGTAGGTAGCGGAAGTCAGTCAAGGTAGCCTGTAGAGTTCCGATGATGGAAGCTACTTCAACTTTCTTTTTAAGACTAACAAGGTCATCGTCTGCACGTATAACGACCTCAGATAGGTTACAGAACTGATTACTGCGTAGGATAATCTCAGAGCAAGGGTTAGTCCCAAAGTCCTGCTCAGGGTCTCTCCGTCCGTTCTTAGCGGCTATCTTCTGTGCCGCCACACGACTAAAGATACCACGCTCTCCTGCCTTACTATCGTACATGGTGTGCATCTCAGTAAGGAATGACTCAAAGTCTGGCTTCTCTGTGTAAGCTACGCTGTTGTTAGCCAGTCTACGTTGCCCTTCATCCATCCACCACTGACCAGACTTAGCCTTAGCCATACGTGGGTCTGATAGGTTTGACAAACTAATTAATGCTGACCTACGTACACCACCGACAACTACAATGTCTGCAATCTTACATACAACATCGTGGCACTCAATGCTCGTTAGCTTACGTCCTGATGCCTTCTGAAAGATACCGATGCAGAAGTTAAACAAATCCTCAAGAGGCTCTGCGCCACTAGCACGACCACCAAAGGTCTTGAGTCTAGCACCCGATGGGCGCACCTTACTCACGTCCCACTTAGGTATCTTACCTGCGTACAGCATAGCGATTAACTCACGGAATGCACTAGCCCAACCAATCTTGCTGTCTGCTACTACAATCGTACTGTCAGTCTGGTGGAATGACTCAGCGATGACTGGTAGCTTGGTAATGAAGTTACGTTCAACACTGAACCCTACGCCTGTACCACACATCAGTACGTACATAAGCTCATCAAAGCTACGTGGTGAGTCAATGTGTAGGTAGCTACAGTTAAACCCTGCTACATTGTCCTTGTCTAAAGCATCACCTGCTGTCATCATACAGCGCATACTGGGCATTACTTCTAGGTTATATATAGCATTGTATAACTTCTTGCCTTCGGCTTTGCTTATCTGACCACGACCATCCCAGAAGTCTACGTAACGCTGTACTGTCTCTGCCCATGTCTCACGTCTACCTTCGACAGGTAGCCAACGTGCGTAACGGGACTTGTGTATAAACTGTTGGTACTGATTCATTTCTTAACTTCCTTATCTTTTAGTTTGTCTTTCTCTATATCTTCCTCTGAATGGTCATTGACATTAAGTTTGCCAAAGATAGCATCAAAGTTATCTGCGTACTTCTTGGGGTCAGTGGGTCGTTGTCCTGACCCTTTGCCTCCGTGTGTTTGTCCGTGCTTCATTATTTGTTCTCCTCTATCAGTCTATTCAAGTACCACTGAGCCTTCTCTAAGTCCTCTACTGCTTTGCCCTTGCGTTCATAACGCCACAGGTACTTCATAGTATTGCCCTTGAGATAACCCTTGAATGCGTCTGGTGTCATAGACTCTTCGATGGCTTCAATACATTCTATCTTGCCGTAGTTATAGTGCTGAGGACTGTTGACCACATCTTCATTCTTGGTCACGAAGTCTTCATACTTCTTAATCAACGCAGGGTGCTTCTCTCGCAGTGCATCCCAGTCAGCAGGGCTTGCGTCATCAATGCTCATAATCATCCTCCGTAAATAAGTCTCTGTTCCTAATTAATCTATCCTCGAAAGCCTCTAGCAAGTCCTCAACTGAGATGTCTAATGCTTCGACAACCAGTACCGCATCGTAGTCCCTTGCTACTGCTTCCTTGAGTTCCTCCAATGTATGTGACATTATTCTTTCCCTTCAACGTATTTGACAAGTTCTTGTGCGGTACTTAGGGTGTAGTGTTTCATACCTTCCTTCTCACACCACTGACCCATTGTAATCTTACCGCCCTTCCGTACCTTCTTATGTTCATTCGATAGTAGGAATACTAATTCGTAACCATCTACTGATATTGTATCACGAATTGACTTATATTTCAAGGTGTCACCTACACGAAAGAAACCTTTTACTTCCACTACTGTCTTACTTGATTCATGTACAAAGTCTGGCATATAAGTTCTGAACACTGTGTAGGGCATTCCGTATGGCTCGTAGTCAAACCCCTTACGTTTAACCTCCTTTGAGAACTCCTTTTCCAGTGCTGACCTAAACTTACCGCTAGTCTTTCTAGGCTTATATTTGCTCAAGGTTAATCTCCTGTACTCTAGGCTCGTTAACTACCTCACTTAGGAACTTCGGACCATACGAATAGGCAAAGGCTCTTAGTTCTGGATAGCAATGCTTCTTGTACTGACAGTAGGAACACTTGATGCCTAGCTTCTTGTTACCTGACTTACCATCTGGTACTGTCTCGGTACATAACTCAGTAGGCTCATCTCCCTTAACCATCTCCTTAACGTGCTTAATACGCTCCCTAATGTCTCCCTTGATGTGTTCGTGTATAGGGGCTTGGGTATCCTCTAGGTCGTACTTAAGTACCGCGAGATGTCCATTGGCTTTGTCCATAGCTAACCAACCGAACTCAGTCTCACCACAGGCATGGGCGTATGCTTTAATCTGGTCAACATAACCAAAGGCATCGTCCATAGCAAGTGTACCATCCTTAAACTTCTTGAACCCAAAGGCACTGGCTGACTTAACGTCCACAACAAGCCCGTCAATCTTACAGTCCATGTGTCCCTTGATACCCTCTACTTCACATACACGTTGCTCGTCTGATACTTCGTGTCCTGCCATACGTGTCATAAACAACAGCATCTCTTCAATCAAGTGACCATACATAAACTTAATGTAGGTAGCAGGTTTAATCTCTTCCTTCTCAGTACCATTAACAACATTCCATAAGACCCTATCGTCACGACCAATGTTTGACAGGCGCAATGTTCTTCTATCCGTTGCACGCTTACGTCCGAACTCGGTACGCATTAGAGTCTTCATGTTCTCACCGAACAGTTCAATCTCAGCCTCTACGTCTACGGATTCCTCTGCCTCTTTTGTCTCCATCAATCGGTATATATCATCTACTAATGTGTGTATTGTTTTACTCATCTTCTATATCCTTGAATGCCTTAATGACATCGCTTGAGAATAACTTTTTAAGATTGACCAAGTGCATACGGCTTGCGTTATGGTCTCCCCCTGATACACTCTTAAATGTATCTAACTTATTAACAATCTTCTTCAGTACAGGTGTCTTGAACACTAGTGTACAGTATTCATCATCACCAATGCAGAGGTTATGAAACCAGTAGTCTGACTCGGTAGCCTCAATGCCTGACGGCTTACCCCAAGACTGGTACTCAATGCAGATGTTACCTGTCTTCTGCCATAAGTCCTTCTCTGATTTAACCTCAATCTTCTTGTCCTGTAGCATCTCAGCTACCTTATCCTCTCTGACTTCTCCGTACTGTAAGTCGAGGTCGAACTTCTTTCTATCTGCTTTGCAAGGTTTCATTGTGCATTCCTCTGACGTTTTTTAATGTTCCTAATCGTCTTCTTAGAGTTACATTTCTTACAGATATAATCACCTTTTTTAGAACTACTGACCGCCCAGTTGACACCCTTCTCTAGCTCAACTCCACAGTGGTTACAGTCCTTAGTGAGTTTCCGACCAGTTGTCTCCGACTTGGTACTCCCCTGCAAGAGGGCAATTAAGTTTGTAATAAATACCCGCGGCTTCGATGCAAGACACTGCAAGCCTTCCGAAAACTTCTGCCTCATCTTCTCTAACTTCTGTTTGAATTTCATCATGTATATTACCTATAAATTTGTAGTCAATTTTCCAAGTACTAGCGTATTCGTCTAGCAAACATAACGCCTTCTTCATAACGATAGCACCTGCCGATTGTAGTAACGTGTTTAGTGCTGAGTGTTCTGAGCGTACTGCGACTCGTCTCCTATCCAGTCCGTGAACATAACCTCTTCCAGATGCCACACTAACTCTTTCTCGTAGGTCTTTAAGAGATGGCGTGTTTGATAGGAACTTCTCCTTAAGTCGCTTACCATCTCTAGCAGTTCCTCCAACGATACTTCCGATTTTTGCATCCCCTGCTCCATAGAGGAACGCATAGATGAAAGTCTTTGCTTGACTTCGTGTGTCAACACCACTAGCAAGTTGGTTTGCTGTATGAATGTCTCCAGTGAGTATTTCATTTGTATATCCCTCATCGTTCATATAATGTGCAAGCATACGTAACTCAAGCCCTGATGCATCCATACCGACAACCTTGTAGCCTTTGGGTACTGTCCAACAGGCTCTACAGTCCTTGCCATAGGGTGCGCTTGAGCTTGGCACTTGTGCTACATTGGGACTAGAATGCGTCATGCGACCAGTCACTGCTCCGTTAGCGTTTACATATCCATGCACTCGTCCATCATCTTTGACAGCATCTAGCCAACTCTGTACCTGTGCAATACGCTTCTGAACCATTAGGTACTCAGCAATCATATTAGCTTCGGGTATACCAGTGACCTTAGACAGTATGGCTTCGTCTACAATAATGTGTCCCTTCTCTGTAAACTTCTCTGGCTTCCAACCAAAGAACTGCAAGTATCTGCCTATCTGCTGACGCGAACCTAAGTTAAACGCAGGGTAATCAATACGGCTGAAAGGTGCTGTATAGTTCTCCCACTGGTCTCCTAGAAACTTAAGACCAACTACGGACATCGTGCCGTCCTTCTTGTACTTAGGTGTTATCTCCTTGATGAATGTAGGTAATGGTTTAAATGTTTCATGTACCTTATCTTCAAGGTCGTACTTCTTTTCCTTAAGTTTAGCAAGCAATATGAAAGCATGTTCTTGGTCTAGTAACCAACCGTTGTCTGTCTGCTTTGTGATAATGCTTTGTACTTGATGCTCAAGGCTAATGCTTTCGCTTCCGAAACCTGCCAGTACACTTCGTAACGCGTTGTGCACTTTGACATTAACAAGAACATCTTGCTTACAGTAGTCCACCATATCCTGAGAAAATGTATCCCAATCATTATGTTCTCCTTTCGGGAAACCTAAACTCTGTCCCCAACTGTCCAATGAATGACCACCTTCCCGTGATGGGTTAGTGAGCCGTGACAATACTAATGTATCTGTAATCTTACAACTACTAAAGTCTGTACCTAACAAGCGTTCAAGAACTGGTATGTCATAGCCAATGATGTTATGACCAATGACCTCAGCATCTTTGATATAAGCATTGAAGTCCTGCAACGTATCACCTGAGAACTCAACTGTCTCTTGGTTCGATAGGTCGCAAGCAACGATTACCCAGACCTTTGTAGGCTGTAGACCGTTAGCTTCTATATCAAAAACAATCTGCTTCACTTAGAACTCCTGATTATCATCGTTAACTGGACAAGTTGTTTCAATCATACGCCCAGTATCTTTGTCGTAGTAGAGGTAGCAAGCCGCCCCTGTAAGTCCTGCGTATCGGTTCTTAAGTATCCGTACTGTAGTGGTATTCCTTACCTGCGCATCTGGGTTCTGTTGGTCACGTTCTAAACCAATCACCATGTCCGATAGCTGTGCGATTGCCGCTGAACCTCGTAACTCAGCCAAGCTAATCTGCCCGCCATCTTCGTGTGCCTTCCCTGATGGTCTACGTAGATGTGACACCAAGAATAAACCAACACCTGTCTCCTGCACTAACTGTCGTAGCTTAGTCATGATGCTGTCAATGGCTTTACGTTCGTCACCATTCTCTTGGTCTGACACAACGATACTCAAGTGGTCAAGGATAATCCATTTACAATCAAGACCTTTCGCCATATACCTAATGCGACTTAGTAAGTTATCCTCATTGGTAGAACCCCAGTGGTCGAACATATAGATACGTCCTGTGCCTAACGTGTTGTCCCAGAATACCTTTTTGTCTTCCCTGCTAAACTCGCGGCTCAGATGTAGAGTCTGGTTTGCCTCGATGCTCATAATCCCCAGAGCAGTCTTAGGTATGTCTTCTTCCAACGCGAGTATGCCAATGTTGTCATCTGTTGCACCTAGTAAGTAGTGTTCCAACTCTCTGACAATCTGTGACTTACCCATACCAGAACCACTGGTAATCGTTACTAGTTCCTTCTCCCTGAAACCATAGGTCATATCGTTTAAGCATGACCATGGGTACGGAATGGACTTAACGTCTTCCTGTGCTACGATGGACTCCCAAGTATCTAGTCCTGCGATGATACCGTCTGGTTGGTACGTCTTAGCGTTCCACCATTCCCTGATGAACCCTTGCACGTTGCGTTCCTTCAGCATTTCACCCGCATCCTTGACAGGTAACTTTACGTTCTTCGCTTTGTTGGGTGTAAATAAATCTAACACCGCACGAGATGCTTCCTGACCCGCATTGTCATTGTCGAAACAGATGACTACGTTCTCGAATGATTCAAGCCACTCCAAGTTCTGCTTGATGTCCTTCACTGCGCCTGATGCACCTGAGCGTATTGACACTACAGCCCACTTACCATCAAACATTTCCGATACCGCTAGGGCATCAGCTTCTCCCTCTACTACTGTTATGTATTTACCACCACCTTTAAACGCTTGCTGACCAAACAGCCCTGCGTTATCAAACGTACCGCTTGCATAGAATGATTTACTGCTTACTATGCGTGACTTGTTCCCTGTCTGTGCGCCTGTGTCCTTGTCAAAGTACGGGTAGTGATGCTTGCTTATCTGACCCTCTGTATCGTACTCAACTGTAACGCCAAACTTCTTGCACGTTGCCTCTGATATACGTCTATCGGGTATTGACGCTACTACTCCAGTCATCTCTAGTTTCCTGTTCGCTTTGGGTTTACTTTCTACAACCTCTCCGTTGCCTCTCTCGTAGTGGTCACAACCGCCTGTAAAACAGACGGCGTGCCCATCGGAGTACCTCGCGAGATTGTTCTTTGAGCCACACGAAGGGCATGGCTCATGTTTAACAAAATGCGAGTCAGTCATTAGAAGTCACCACCTCCTTCGGTAGCCTCTGCGAGTTCAATCACCTTGATGGCTGATAGATGCGTTGACGTGCCATGTACTGGGTGAGGTTTACCCTCTGCGTACTTGACTCGTACCTTAGAGCCTCTGGTCAATCGACCATTAAAATCGTTACCTTCTGCATCAAACATTGGTACTTCGTACTTGGTACTAAACTTACGTTGTGCTGTACCTTCGTACTCTCGGAGTTTGACACCCTTACTGGCTAGTTTATCTGCATCTTCTGGTTCTAAGGATAAGACCAGTGAATACTTACCAGTTGATTGACCCTGATATTCTTCGTGTTCGTCAAGGTTTGCGAACGCTACGTTACCTTCTAGTACTGCCATAGTAATTTACCTTTGTGTTATTAATTAAAGATTACTTAAGTATACTTTAGAATATATCTTTAAAGGTTATAAACTAAAGTACATATGTATAGTATATCATGTTTGTTTACCGATTGCAACTCCTATATTGTCAATTTGAATTAGGTACTGGTAATGTAGGAAAACTAGTTATTACTCTTCCTACTGTTGTGCTAGTTCTTCCTCTATGCAATCCCACGCAGACTCATATGCTGAATCCCAGTTATCCCAATAACCGCAAGCTACGTCAGCATTAGCTCTTTGTTTAGCCCAAGCGTTTAAGCAAGGCTCTTGGTTTATTTTCAATTCTAATTGTATGCTCATTAATTGTTACTCCTAATTATACCATTGTCTTCAGCAATTGACCAGTTCTCTTCAATAGCTTCGTCTGATGCTGAATGACAAACTGTACATAAATCTAGGTGTTCGTCTGTAACTCTATCACGCTTCCTTAGTTCAGCCTCCGTTAATATAACGTCACAGGCTTTACATCTACTCATCTTCAATTTCCTTGTATGGTCTTCCGTAGGTAATCACAAAGAACGGTAACAAGACTACTACTCCCTCGAAGGGCATTGTACTATGTTCCTCTGTTTCACTGTTATAAGTCCATACAGGACGACTATCAACGAACTCCAAGTCTACACCTACTCCGTTACGTAATTCCACTGTAAATAGTTTATTAAATACTATTGCATTAATCATCTGTTATACCTCTTCTTTGTTTAACTTCTTTGAGTCTCTCTGCCATCTCTGGTTGTTCTATTGGGTCATAGTCTGGTTCATCTTTCTCCTTGTATGGTTCATAGTATCCTTTGCCTTCGTCATAGTCGCTATAATCATAACTGCTATCGTCTTCTATCCTGCAATAATCATTACCCATTGTTATTTGCTCCTTTCCTCTGTAAGTATTCGTAGGCTCTACCATAGCCGTCATAATAGTCCCTGTCTTCGTCTTCAAGTGCAGGGTATCCATGGATGCAATCGTATTCCCCTCGTTCATAGCTTGTTAACTCTTTAAAGTACTGGTACATATTGTACCTTGCATCTGCTACATCTTCAAGATGCGCTTGTTCTTGATAGTCTTTACTCATTGTCTTAACCTCCGATAAAATTAGCTAACAAGGTGTATCCTAACATAGCTAGATAGCCTAATGCAACCCCCTGTATAAACTTTTTCAACATTTTTCACCTCTCTACCAATTATGTATTACACCTGCAATGATAAACAAACAGGTAATAAAATTCAACCCTACAATCACAGTACGCACTAGCGCAATGTAATCAGCCTCGCGGTTACTAGCACCAGACTTCTCGCCCAGTGCTTTAACCCATATACGCCATAGCTTTAATAACCTAGCCAATCGAGCACCTCATCACTAATGTAAACCTCTTTATACCCACAGTCAGCAACAAAGTCAACAAACAATAAGCCGTGCTCTTCTATCTCAAACTGTGCCTCTTTCCTGCTTACCTTTAAGCCTCTGTAATCTTCGCTAGTCATGATATTAACTCCTCTATTATATCCACCGACCACTCGCGCTGTATCGGGTCTGCATCATCAGGTACACCCTCATCATCTAGCATATCTAGCACCAGTAAGTGCGCCTCTTCTTTACTGTTTGCCTCTACTTCTATCGTGGCATTCTCTACGTAATGGAAACCTACTTTATATTTCATGATATAACCCCTGTAAATACTTGAATCACTGCCATAGCATAAAGGCTACCTATTGACACATTCCACAGTAACGCGCGTATCTTATCGCGCTTAACCTCTAATTCGTACCTTTTTAATGCTAAATATCGTTCTGCTGAATAATTCATAATAACCTCTTAAATTCAATTCTAAGGCTGTTTAAGCCTAACCTATACATACCTACTAATAAACACTAAAAAACGCCCTACAAGGGATTACAGGGCGTTCTGTGGTGCTTACTACCTAACATAGCTAATCCCTTTCCTATTCATTAGCTTTTTATGCTCAGGTTTAAACTCACTGCTATAATGTGTATAGCTGAATTTATAACCCATACGGCTTGCGTATTGTTCAACAATGGATTGTATACGCTGATAGTTATTACCCGCCACGTTTACAGACTCAACCACTGGTGAGTAATTAGTTTTTTGAAAATGTGCTATAGCTTGCATTTTATTTATCCTCTCTAAATGTATTAGTATAATAAACATAATCTGCACCATATTGCTTGGCGATTACTGGGAGCAATGGTTTTATTGAAATTTTAGCCTCAGTATCAAAATCCCTAGTTGTAAATTGAGATTCGACTGTAAGCAAAATATATCCATCTGCATCTACTATATAATAAGTGTGTTTAGTCATGTTATGCCACCTCTTTGATGTTGAACAACTTACCGTCATTCTCTTCGAATAACTCTTCTAGGTAAGTATGAGCATCTTCACTAAGAGACACATACTGACCCATTTGTATTAGTTTATGGAAATCATCATCACCGCCCGCAATACCGTCTGAAATAGCTTGGTCGATAAAATCATAATTATCAACCGCCCATTTGCGGAGGTCATAATAATAAATATCAATAGATGAATCAATAAGCTCATCAACTAGACCGCTGTAGTTTAGGTGGTCATATAGGTCGTGGCTGTTTAGTAATACTTCGTCTGTATTTACATTGTTTAAGATTAGGTCTTTTAGTTCTGCTTTCATGTTATAGCCTCCAAAGGCGTTAATTAATATAATAAAACCCTCTCACCTCAAGAGGGCTCGATATATTAACTTACTTTGTATATTGATATTACTCTACGTCTTGAACCCTCAGCTGTCCAGTCTTCACATACACCGTCACGCACTG